AGGATCTGGTGGCCGATATTCAAATCACCGCCGCCCAATGCTGCGACTTGCTCCGGTGAGAGGACGAGCTCACCTCCTGCAGCCATGATGGGCACGGCACCCCCTGACGCGTAATGGAGGCTCTTGGGCTGCTCAGGGAACATGTCCTGCAGCACCCTAATCCCGCCGCTGGTGTTTCCCTCTCCGAGGGCGCTCACAATGTCCGCTGGTATCACGTAGGAACCAGCGGAGACATCAATCGGCAAGGTGTCGGTTCTCCCGCCGTCGTGGCCATACAGCGGTCCAGCGTGCACCGCACCGCCATTGGCAAATTCTTGCCGTGCAATCGGCTTCTTCGTATCGCCGTTGTTTATCCAGTCTTTAAATCTGGCAATACTCATCGTTCTCACATTCGCGATGCGGTCTGCACCCCGCCCGTCCGAGAACGCCTTGATGTAGGATTTAAGAGCGTCGTCTTTGTTTCGATAGCCAAGCATAACTTTGTGCTCATCGAAGCGATTGGTGTTGGCGTCCTTCTGATCAACGACGAAAACGCTTGTCGCATCCTCATTCGGACCGATGTAGCAGTCGACGTGATCGCCGTCCCGCCCTTCAGTACCTTTGATGTATCCGTAATGATCGGGCATCTTCACTGACCAGCGCTTGCCACCCCGATCGACACCTGAGCGCTCTGATCCTCGCGCATTTTCGATAGCGATATTTAAGCCATGAAGTTGCACATGCGCTTTTTTATAGTTCCCAGCACTTTTCTGTGCCTCGGTCGGCACGCCGACCGTCTTCGCCGCTCTGTCTATTTCAGAAACTCTGCCGCCGGCTGCGAACTTCAAATCCCGAAGGTCCGGCGCTTGTTTGGAGCCGAAAAATCGCTTAAGTTCGTCAGATGCTGCCGCTTCTTTATCTGAAGTTGCAGGAGGGATATCCGATGCTGAGGAAGTTTTTTCAGGCTTTGTCTGACCTTTGGAACCGACCGATTTACTACGGCGGCCGGCCGACGGTTTACGTCCAGCAACCGGAGACGCGGGAACAGTATCTACAGCGTCTCCAAGAGCGGGCAGATTATATCCGGAAGCGGGATCGACTGGACGAGATGAGCGACGAAGAGCTGCATCGTTACCGGCATGAAGCGCTGCGTCTCGTTCTAGAGGAGCGGGGGATATTACCCCCTCAATCGGTTTGACCGCCACGCCTGCTTCAGGTGTTAGCTGATAGCTCGACCGTCTGAAAATCCCACCAAGCCCGCTCGGCACCATCTGCCCCAGACGGTTGCCTCCCCACCCTTCGAAGGCCCCCATTCCCGCTCGTTCTGCGAACTTATAGGGGTCGTACAGTTCTTCCTGAGCCTGTTCCCTGATTGGGTTGAGCTTCGGAAGCCTATCCGCCATTTGCTGAGCTTTGATCTTGTCCGGATGGCCGTCCGGAAGTCCGTAGGCGTACGCCTCATAGGCGCGTTGCTCAGGGTTATCCACCTCGGTCGAGAACGAGTTATAGACCAGAGGAACGTTGTTGGCTCCGATGCCGAATGTTGCGCCCTCGGCATCCCGAATGAGGGCGCTCCCAATGGTCTTTGCAGGCCCGTAGGCCAGTCGGGAGACAACGCCCGGTAGGAAGCCAGCCACCAAGGGCGCATAGCCGCCGAGCTTATCGTAGACCTTTCCGACTTCGGTATCTGAAAAGCGACGGTCCCGGCCGAGTTCAATGTCTCGAGCAGAATTCGCGTTCAGGACTTGCTGATCGTAGATACCCTGCTTTGCTGCATCTCGCTGTGCCAGTGCGGCTGCAAACTGGCCCTGCAGGTCTTTCACGCGGCCCGCAGCTTCGGCGCGACTCGCATCTCCGTTGCGCCCCGGATAATCCCGCGTGGCGTTGTTCTGCTCAGCCTTGATCTGCTGATAGAGCGCAATGAGGGATGGATCGTCCTTGATCTTTTCAAAGACTGGATCGACGGGTTCGGGAACAGGCGGCGCCGCAACGACGGGCTGAGGCTGGGTCCGTCTCAAGTTCTTTGCGTCGGCAGACGGAATGAAATTCGCGTCTCTCAGAGCTGCTAGTCCGAGTCCTCCCAGTCCTGACACAGTCGTGAGTGTCGGAGACATCATAGCCATGCCGGCCTGAACACCCGCATTGGTGATGTTGGCAAGTGACGGATCATTCACGGCGTCGACGAAACCTTTTCCCGCTGCATCGACTTGATTGACGTAAGCCCTCGCTGGGAACGATCCGATATCAGCCGCCGTGCCAAGCCATGATCTGGGTTCTGGTGCAACGTCGAGATAATCGTTCGGATACCCGGCAACGGTCGTTGGAGTCATCGGTCCAAAACCGTAATCCGGAATGGCTCGAAGCCCGGAAAGACCTGAGGTGTCAGCCACGTTGCCTCCTGAAGCGTAGGAAGTTTGAAATTTGACCAGGTTCTGATTGCGACGGGTAGAAAGTGAACTAGCGGAACGACGCCGACACGCCGATCAGTCCAATCCCGGATCCACCATTGAATTGCGTCGTAAACGTCACGTTTTGCGTTCCTGTCGGAGCCGCGTTTGCTCCCGAGAGGCCGCCAAGAGAACCCGCTCCTCGAAGGAAGTCCTGATTTCCGCCGGTCCAAGTTGCCGAAGTTACGGTGCCGTTTCTCATCGTCGCTGACGATATGGCAAATCCACCGGCCAATGTGTTGACCGTAGTTGTTACTATGCCGGTGAATGTACTGCCGTTAAAATCGTTATCTGTGTTGGTACTCGTTGGCGTTAGACTTCTGAGCCCCGTCACCGCGTAGACACCAATCGCGGTTGCGCCACCAGACTGCCCCGTCAGTGCGATAGTGCCGGATGTTCCTGTGGGAACCGCAGCAATCCACATTTGATCTTCTGTCGTTGACCCCGTCTGACCCGACTTAATGACAAGGCTGGCTGAGACGCCCCCGATCGTTACTGCTGTGTTTTTCGGTCCATCGGCAGCGTCAACGCACACGATGATCGTTCTATCCGCACTGGCTGGTCCGAAGGAAACTCCTGAGTAAATTCCTGATCCCGAAGACTGGCTAGCCGACATCAAGAATGTCAGAATCGCAGGAGCGCCCTGATCCAGGATTATCAAATGCGCCACGTCATGGCCTCGTAAATGCAATCATGAAGCTCATATACTGGCACGATGAGTTGGAACTGATCGTGATGTTCAGATCATCACCGATCGCAAATACGTTGGAGCTGGCATGAGATTGCGTTTGCTCCGATGTCGTGACGCTGTTTGCTGTTCCGCCAATCGTCGTACCATTGATTTTAAATGTTGCTGTGCAGCTTCCTGACGAACAGATCGTCGTCGTTGACGTGATTGTTCCTGCAAATGGCGAATTGAGCCAGATTTTGTATGTTATGTTGTCTGGAAACGAAAACAGCCCTCCGATCCCATCAACCCAAACCTGAAACGTTGGATCGCTGCTCGCTCCCGTGCTTACTAATACTTGTCCCGCTACGCCTGGGGGCGCAAAATTCACCGACGACGTTCCGGCCCCAATGAGGACAGATCTGGACGTCAACGCGGTCCTATTTGTCCCTCCATTCGCGACTGGAAGAACGCCGCTGAAATGGCTTGGAGTGACCTTTCCCCACGAAGGTGCGGCCCCAATGCCACCGGAAACAAGAACATTGCCCGCTGCGACATCTGCGAGCTTTGCGAGCGAGGTCGCGCTGTCGGCATAAAGTAAATCCCCGATGGTGTAGGAGCTTATGCCTGTTCCGCCCCTTGATGCTGGAAGCACGATGTCTGTCAGACCAGCAATCGCCTTCGTCACCTCGCCTATGGCTTGGTTTGCGAACTGACCATTGGATGCGATCTCGTTGAGGGCTGTCGGGTCGAGATTACCGCTTTGTCCCGAAACCGCTTCCTCTGCCATCAACCGCCCCAAGCCTTCGTCAAGGTGGCGATGGCTTTCGTCAGCTCTCCGAGGTTCTGCACCATCAACGCGCCGTTCGTTGAAATCTGCTTCAAGACCGGGCTTGTCGCAGCATTCTGGCTTGTTGCCGTTCCCTGTGTGGTCCCAAGGATCGACTTAATGCTCTCATTCGTCGGCATGGCTTAGTATTTCCCGTCTGGTGCCCAACGGTAGCGGTTGAGGCCCAATCTCACGAAGCTTCCGATGTCGTTTCCGGAGACCGTCATGGCGATCTGCCGCCCGCGTATTCTCGGATTGAGGTAGGGCGTGTTCTGCGTGAAGGTGTACGTCGGGGAGTTCGTGACGGGACCGCCCGGATAATACTGTGCGTGAAACTGGATTTGGACGCTTGCAGTCTGAGGTCCGTTGACCGTTCCAAATCTCATGTCAGGCAAGAACCAATCGACGAAGGCGATATTCTGCCCATCTCCGACCGTCCAATAACCCGTCGTAAAGCTCCAGTTGATCGGCTGGCCGTCCGCGTCTTCACCTTCTTCGTGCTGGTAGATCAGTCCAGTTGGCGAAGCACCGATCGGATTTCCAAGAACCGATTGATCGATCCAAGCTGACCTTGCGAGGGGTCCGTAATCCCATGATCCCTCGACGACGTTCAGCTTGACGTAGGAGTCGTTTTCACCCGTTCCGCCCGATAGCGAAGGATAGAACCACCATACCTCATTGAAGACGGTGTTGGCTGCGGCTCGGCATTTGTAGGCGTTCGTTGTGTCGAGGTCCTGAAACACTTCATCCCAGATCGGACATGGAATCGGCGTCGCCCCTGATCCGGTGAGGGCGAAGAAATTCGACATGCCCATCCAATAGACGATGCCGCCCAGCTGCGCCGCTCCATGAGATGAGATCAATCCACAGGAAGCGCCGATTTTATTGAACCCGAAGACAAGCGGATAACCGACGTACTGCATGGCCCAGACATCGAGATCGGTCCAGATCAACGCCGATTGAGGTCCCTGCAATCCCCCAACGATCTTTGAGCCTGTTGGGATGCGATAGGAGCCCGCCTGTGTTTCCGTCGATGGAGTCCAGTTCTGGAAATCCAACTGATCGGACCACTTGATGAGAAGTGGGTCTTGATCAACGCCGATATTCTGCGTCGAGGTCGATCCCCATGCGACGAGGATCTGCGCAGGCATCGCAACAAAAATCCCGCCGTTAAAGGCGGGAGCGTTGGGGGCAAGCTGGACGTTTTGAAAGCCTCCGTTGGGCTTCCAGTAGTATATTCCCCCGTTCGTTGGGCACGTCAGGAGATAATCGCTCCAATTGTCGGAGGTCCAATCTCTAGCGTTGATCGGCGTTCCGGTCTGGTTGCCCGTCGTCGTGCCGGTTCCGTATCCTCCATCCCCATAAGGACCGATACCGTACCCTGTCCCTGATGATGTTGGTCCGAGCGTTATGTCATAGAGAATTTCAGCATTCCCGGAGTTCATCGACACTGACGTACTCGACGATGCCGTCTGATCCGCAACAATCGTGAACACGCTCGTGCTCGTGATCGAAACTGCGATATAGGTTCCGAGGATTGTCACGCCTCCGACCGTCGTCGGAATGGGGAAGTTGATCGTGTCTCCCGCCGAAAGCCCGTGGTCTGCAAGGGTGACTGACACCGTTGCGCTTCCAGATACCGTGGTGAACGAAGGAACAGTCCCTCCGCCCGTTACCGAGGCGGTTGCGTTTTGCTTCGCTACAATCCGATATTTATGCGTTCCAAGAGAAATGCTGATCGGATAGAGGCCCGAAAGGATCAATCCTCCGACACTGACGGGTGTGTAGAAGAACACGCTGTCGAAGGTCGTCACGTCCGTGATGTTGTTGTCCGTAATGTCGACGTTGGGCGAAGACGACGTGGTGTCGAATGCGGGAGCGAAGCTCGACAGAACCTGCTGCGGTGTAATTCTCTGCAGAAACCCGTTGGTGATGACATCGAGTTCCGTCGTAGTTCCGACAGAGAGTCGTCCCGTTTCGTTCAAGTCCTGCCAGGCGTGCATGTCACGCGGCACGCCGCCGACGGCGAAATTATAGAACTTGATCCAGCCGCCGATTTTCTGAGCCAACCCTTCCTTCCATCGAATGAAAGACGAAAAGGAGTATCCGGCCTGATTGAGCGTCTGCGTTTTCTCCCGGTCGATGCCCGGGATGAGGCGAACGTCAGCGAAGGGCATGCCGATCAGCCTCGTTGCACACTGGCGAAGTTTTCAGGCTGGGCGGAAGTCCATGACGCTGCTGCAAATCTCTGTCTCGAATCCACCAAATCAGCCGATTTGAAAAGAAGCTGATAGGTGTTTTCCCAACTCATCGCAGCCTTCGGATCGTCGGATTGCGAGCCGAAGTTGTGCTGATACCCGGCCATGAACACCATCGATGCGGCGAGGAACAAATCCCACAGGTAAAGAGTCAGGTACGTCGTTTTGTTCGACTCAGAGAGAGGTGTGGGGTTGACGGTTCCGACAACCTCCACATTGTACGCGGCATCCGGTGCAGGACCGACAAGCACGTCTGATGTCTGCCCACTGACGTTATTCTGCGTGAGCATGGCGAACATGGTCGGGATTGAGGGCGTCCCTGCAGCCTGATCCGACGGCCATAGAAGGTCCATGACCTCGGTGGAAACCGGCGTCATTGGGTTGCGCGTGCCGTCCGCAGGCGGCGTACTCGCTGGAGTAACGCAATTCAATTGTCTCACGACATTGAACGTCCCAATGTTGGACGGGAGCGTGAAGTTCCGGCTGTTGGGTGTGAGTGCGCCAGTGTCCCGGATGACGGTCGAAATAAAATCCGCTTCCCGATAAATTCTGTTCTCTGCATAGTTGATGCAGGAGGGAAGTATCTGGACGAAGTTGGGGTCGGTTCCGTCGCCATACCCCGTCATGTTCGCAAGGGTCGTGACGTAGGTCGCGTAATCGAAGGCCATTACTTTTTCCCCTGATGGTGGCTTGCGCTACGCATACTGGCCGCCCGTTGCGGTTACGCCGGCTGCGTTGCCGGGAAAGTAGTTCGCTCCGCTTCCGAATGTGTTGATGACGCCATTCGTCTCCACGTCGTACCGCGGACCGGTAGCCGACCCGGAAAACGTCACGCCAGACGATGAAACGACACCGGAAGAGAGAACAAGAAGGAACCCCGCAGTCCAAGCAGGCGTCCCAGTCAACGAGACAGTTCCGGGCGCGTAGAGTAGCTTGCCGCCGAACTGCACAAAGATATGGGCATACATGCTGCTGGTTATTGTGTACGGCGCACCGATTTTTAACGTTCCGTTGGAAACAACGATGTTGTACGGGCCCGTTGTCCCATATTCCATGTTGCCATCGATCGAAAGCTCGCACCCGGTCGCGGAACAATCGATGCCGAAGCCGCTGGTTATCGTTACGAGCTTAAAGCCCCGAAGCTTCCAGACCGCGCCAGGGGCCATCGTAATGCACTGATTTCCGGTGACGCTTTGGGTGCAATTCGACGGCGTCGTAACATCGCCTTCAAGGCTCGGCACGCCAGCGCCCAACGTCCTTTTGAGCGTGAGCGGTGCAGTGCGTGTTCCCGGCCCGCATAGGATCGTCACATCGTAGATCGATAAATCGAGACTTGCGACGGTGTCGATGGCTTTCTGTTGCGTCAAGAACGCGCCACCTGAGGTATTGGCGAGGCCGGTGTTGCTGTCGGAACCATCCGTTCGAACGTAATAATTTCGATTTGCCGTCAGAACCTCGCGTCCGCCAGAGCCGCCGCGTTGTGTGAAGTAGTCTGACCCATTAGAGGCGATGCGAACGCCTTGATTCACGCCAAGCGAAAAACTCGTTGCGCCATCGATCGTCGATGTTGTCGGCGTAATCAAAGCTGGCAACGGTCCACGATTTTCTATGTCGCAGAACCACCCCGCCTGAAACTGAGACGACGCCCCGGCCTGAGGCAGAGAAACTGCGACTGGTGACGCATTCGAGAGCGTGACAAGCTTCGCGCGGTCTCCATCGACGACCGTATAGCTTGTCCCCGTCTGCGAATTGACGAGTTCCGCACCCGATAAGGTTCCGGCGCTTGTAATGGCGCTTCCCGGTGCGGTTGCCGTCAGAGTGGATGTCAATCCACCCCCGGGCGTAATGCTTGTTACCGTTCCAGTTCCGCTTGGCGTTGCCCAGGTTCCATCGCCGCGCCAAAATGTCGACGACGACGCGGATGTTCCTGAGTTCAGGTTTCCAACCGGCAGATTCCCCGTTACTCCGTTGGCAAGATTAACCTGATCCCAGTTCGGATTATTCGAGGTTCCCGTGTTCGCGAGATACCGTGTCGCTGTTGCGCTTTTGGCGAGGGCGGAAAGCGTGTTGGCGGCTGACCCATAAAGCAGGTCACCTTGAGCAACGCTTGCCAGTCCAGTGCCACCGCGCGGAACGGAAAGCTGACCTGTCCATCCAAGCGTCAGTGATGTGGCTCGCAAGAGCGCCGTCGCAGGCGTGCCTCCGAGAGTCAATGTGACGTTGTCATCGTCAGTCTTGGTTAGGGCTGACCCGGTTATGTCGCTCCCTGAAATCGTTGCCCAAGACGGCGCTTGAGAGGCTGATCCGGTTCCCGTCTGGCTCAGGTATTGCTTGCCGGTGGTGATATTTCCGGAGAGCTTGGAAAGTACATTCGTCGCAGATGCGTAGAGCGTATCACCAACCGCATAAGACCCGGTTCCCGTTCCTCCACGAGTTGCGGCCAGAGTCCCGGTCCATCCGAGTGTAAGAGATGCAGCATTGACAAGAGAGGTGGCGGCATTTCCCCCAAGGGTTACCGTAACATTGGTATCGTTGGTCCTCGTAAGAGCTGCGCCCGCGCTTGCGATGTCGGCATTGACGAGACTGCGGAACGTCGGAGCTGCATCACCTCCAGCAGTAGGTCCTGCGAAAAGCTTATTGGCGCTCTGAACAATGAGAGCCCCCGTCAGCGTCCCGGAGGATGTGACCGGAGAGCCTGAAACCGAGAATAAGGTGGCCGGAAGAGAGAGCCCTACGCTGGTGACACTTCCTGCGGTGTTTGGGACCCACTGAGGATCCGTATTGGGACCTTGCGTCGAGAGAACATATCCTGACGTGCCCGGCCCTAATCCATCCCACTCTGTTGCGCCACGAAAGAGAACTGATCCTTGGACGTTTGTGATGCTATCGAGAGACCCTTGAACTCCTGTCAAGGTTTGGACATTCACCCGTTCGGTCGCGTTGGTGGCTGTGCTTGCTGACGGAACCCAAAAAGTATTGTCCACCCCGATCGCGACGGGGAGATTTAAAATCGGCGTGGTTGCCATCAGCCTTCCTTACTCGGTCTCTGAGTTCGGCGGGTTCGGCCCCCGGTTCGGATCGGGCGGAACTTCGGAAAAGTTTTGAGACGCATCATCCACGACGATCTTCACGCCATTCTGCGTGCCGATGGGTTCGAGATCTTGAGTCGAGAGATAGTCGACCTCATCCAGCATGTAGGGCTCCGGCCGTGCGTTTCTGGTCGGCACCGGATCTGCCGGAAGGGGAATATTCTGGAATTGGTAATTCAACGCGTCGGTGCAGGGCTCGCAAACGCGAAACCCTGTGTTGATCGTCGTCAGGCCGTTGACCTCGAACTGCCAGTTGAGATCACGAAGATTGTAGAGTGCTCCACACCGATCGCAGATGCCCCACGCCTGAGGGTTTTCCTCATCAAGCCGAGCGCGGCCGTGCGGACGCCGGTACATCAGGTGAGAACCACCTGCAGAGACCCAATACCAAACGCCGCTCCGTTATAGAGAACGATCGTTTGAGGCGTGAACAAAGGGCCGCTCGCTATCAAGTTCCCTCCGCTCACGGAATCAAACACCGCCAGATACGAAACGTCGACGCTGGCGATGGCGCTTCCGGTAAATGACAGTTCCGATGTGTTCGACGTGATGTTGTTGACGGCGGATCCGAATGCCGACCCGGCATTGAGACGACTAAGGGAGCCCGTGATTTGTTCGAGCACGCTCGTTCCGTCGGTCAGCGGATCCCCGAGATAAAGATCGAGATAAAAGGCCCCTGGGATCGACGAGTGGCCGTAGGAGATTTCCGCAAGAAGGTTCTGAACTGGTCCTCTCTCATCGACCGAATAATATTCGGGACGCGCGTTGAAGATCGGCTCCGGGTCAGGAGGTAGAATGGTTGCCGTAAGTTGCGGTTGAAGATCATCAAGGCAGCGAGAGCACACGAGTATTCCGAGATTGACCGTTCCGACTCCGGCGTATTGCCACTGCCAGTTCAGATTCTCCAAATTGTAGAGAAATCCACACCGATCACACACTCCGAAGCTTCGAGGACTGCTGGTATCAACCGCCGCACGGCCGTGAGGTCTCCAAGGCACTAGCGGCCACCGTAATAGGTTCCGAGAGCGGGATAGATGTAAAACGGCACGTACTCGATATCTTCTTTCGCAGCGAGTATCCACGCTCGTTCAGCGTCGGCTTTCCTTTTGTCTTCGATGTCGGGCCGATAGATCGCAGCCAGTCTTGCCGCCAGCGCTGATGTGAACGCATCCATCCAGCGATAGGGAAAATTCGGCGTCACGCCATTTGGAATCTTAGAGTCTTCTGGCTGAGATAGAATTTGAAGATTGAGGACGTAATCGGCTGAGCCGTCCGGCACCTGCCACATTGTGATCTGTGGCGTGATTTGACGGTTGTACCAGTACGTCGTCGGGCTCGCCTGCGTGCTTTTATCTGGCAGGGCGGCGTATTCGTAGGTCGATATCGGGTTAAGGATGCGATCGTAACTCGTCGACGATCCGACAGGCGTGACCGTGATGTAGACCGCCATAGGAGAGATCATACGAGCGGGCAACGTGTAGGTCGCCTGCCCCTGAACGAGATTGACGGTATAAAGCTCGGACTTCCAGAGGTTCGGTTGGCGGTTTGAGAATTCCACCTGAACCAGATTGGATTCGGTTGCTGCATCCGCCAAATGCTGCTGCGTGAGTTCCGTGCGCCTGATCCCGATCCGGCCAAACGCATTGAGCGTCAGATCGCCAATCGACGGAGACCAAGCATACGTGCCCGAGCTCGTCACGCCAGATAAACCTGTCTGAAGACGGTCGATACCGATCCAGTTCCGCTATTGAGAAGAACGCGAGCAAAGATCGGGGCAATCGGATACGTTCCGAACTTCGTCGCGGTCTGCCCTACGAGGTTCGATGTGTCGGGGGAGTCCAGCCAGACGACGTTTGCCGGTGCGACCGGATTGGCGCTGTCGTTGGGGTCCTGCATCGTCTGCTGGACGGTATAGTTGACCGTTCCCGTGACCGTGGCTTGCACGGCGACCTGAGCGTTCGCGGCGTAGTCGTCGAACCGCACCCACGGCGACGCCGCAACACCATTCGTCCCAACAGTCACGGTGTCCGTTGTTGCTCCGGACGTGACGACGCTGGACACGGTCTTGTAGTCGAGAACCGATGATGCGGCGGCAATTGCCTTGCCTGCAACGACTTCCGAAATCGGATATCCCGAAGCATCCGTTCCTGAGATCGTGAAGGTAATGCCCGTTTCGTCGCCAGTCGACGTGATGATGACGCGGCGCGCATGATCGAGGACCGCAAGGCCACCTGCGCCAACCGTTACGGCTGCGGCCGACGCGCCAGAGATGTGAATTTTGCTGATCGTGTAATACGAGTTCACGCTCGATACGACGGATGCGTTTGCGCCCGTGATCGTTTCCGTGACCGCGAACGGTCCACCGATAGGACCGTAAGATTGTCCCGTGACCGTGAACGTGACACCGGAATCATCTCCAACAGACGTGATGTAAATCTTCCGTCCATAGAGATAGGCCACGCCGCCAGAAGCCAGGGTTCCGTTGAGCGTCAAATCGCTCGCTGAGCCCGGGCTTTGCGACTGAGCCACGTTGTTCGCCGTCTGACCGTTGGTCAATGCTCCGTTCAGAACAAGAGGTTGCGCACCGGCTGCGATCTGTGACGCGCTGATGCCGTCTGCATCGGCATTGGAAAGATTGCCGACGCGCACCGTGATAGGCTGGGCCATTGAATCCAATCCCGTGTTTCTAGGAATTGCCGGGCGGAGCATCCCCAAACCGCCCGGCTACGCGAAACAGTCAGTGCCTCTTTGCGGCAGAGGATAGCGGAGCAAGATCGGCTCCAACTCTTCCGCCGAGCTTTCGGCCAGGACGATCGAGACGCATGCGCGCCTTGAAGCCCTGAACCGGAGGCATCTCGTTGTCGTCTTTCTCTGCCGCTTTATCGACCATCGTCTCTGGCCCGTTGAACTTGGGCTTTTGACCTTTGGGCGACCCCATCGGAGAGTAGAACGTTCTGCTGCCTTTCCGACCCTTCATGGATCACCTCAGCCGTTGGCGGTGCGCTGTTTTGCGACCATGAAGTAATCGGTCGACAACGTTGCACCCGTCCCCTGGCTCGTTCCATTGAGCGCACCCAATGTCAGAGCAAGAGCGGTCGAGGTTGCGGGAACGTTGGTGAGTGGGATCGTTCCTGCATAGACATCATTGAAGAACAGACGGAAAAGACCGGAGTTGGCCGAGTAGTGGAAGCCAACCGTAACGTAAGTGTTGTTTGCCAGCGTCCCGACGTTTGCGACCGTAGCCGTGCTGGTGTTCACGGCCTTGAACTGCAGCGTCGTTGATGCCGCCGCCTTGATCCAGAAAAGACCATTGGCGTCGTCCAAAGGCGTCGTGTCCACGGCAGCCATGCCAAGGATCAGAGAACACTTGGTCGCTTCGCTGATCTTGAAACGGGCCTTGCACCACATGCTGAGAGCCGGATCGAACGTAAACGTTCCGAGCACGGTTCCCGTGTTTCCACCCCACTGAAGAAAGGTGGAATGCGCATCGGTGTTGTCGTTGGCGATCGATAGAATACCGCCATCGGCACTTGTGCAGGACACCGTTCCAGGCGTTGCCCCGGAGATCACAAAATCTCCAGGGATCGACACGGCCGGCGTCGTCGTAACCGCATACGGCGCGACGTAGGAGTCGAAATCCCGAAAGAACAGATGAACTGAACTCGGGTCCGGCATGACGAACGAACCGAGAGTCGATTGCTCCAGGACGTTCGTTACGCCATCAGGGAAGTTGGTCGTTGTCATGGGAAGCTCCTGTTAAGCCGAGGGATAGCTTCCGTATGCGCAACGCCAGTCATTGTAGGTCGGGACGTAGCGCTCATAGCCTTTGACAAGCAGGTTGTCGGTCGTGAAGTCGACCTGCATGTCGGTCTCGAAGGCGATACGCTTCATCGTGAGCAACGAGTCTTTCGCCGTGTTCGTCAGAACGAACCAGGCATTCGCGCTCGTGAGATAATCCCAGATGATCAGTTCCGGCTTCTCGCCATCCATGGACCGAATGACGTTGATGTCGTTGTTGGCCGTACCGGGACGAAGCTCGGTTTCGATAAGGCGTTTCGCCGTCGGCTGAAGCGACGGAGGAACGACGAGCTGCTGACCGCGTCCCTTGATCTTCAATCCACGCTCATCCACCCAGTTCGTCCGGATGTTGATCTTTGCTTGAAGATATGAGTTCTCGTTCAACTGCAGCGGGGTCGTGAAGGTGTTTGCGACCGAGCCACCATCAACAGGGTGCGCCGTCGAGAACAGCGGCTGACCATCGCCACCAATCCCCGGAATGACAGTCGTACCGTTGTTGAAGATATCCGAGTGCTGGTATTCCTTGAACTCCTTGAAGGAATTCAAGAGTCCCAAAGCCTGCGGCTTGAACTCGGATTTGTAGAGGTTGTCATCGATCGCCTTGCGGGTGATCGCGTACATCAAGCCGACTTCGAACGACTCGGCGTTATAGACATATCGTTCACCGGCATTGTTGTCGGAGTACGTCTGGCCACCTTCGTTCTTGAACTGTGCGTATCCGAGGTAGGCCATCTGCACCTTGCGCTCGACGGTCATCGTCGATTTGCGCTCTGTGAAGATCTTGGAATACTGGTTCTCGATCCGATCGTATTCACCCTCTACCGCGTAGAGGCCGGGCTTAAGCAGGTCCCGGATGCTCGTAAGTGAGACTGGCATTGGGGCTGCTCCTTAGATCCCGGTTTCCTGATAGATGTTCGCCTGCACCACAACGTAGTTGTAGGCCGACGACGTGTCAGAGCCGTTCCCGACCCCCCGCCAGATATCGACGATCCGGAATGGCTTCGTTGCTTCGGTGCCGAACGTGTTGATGTCGAGATACGCAGTCGAGAAGCCGCTGTTCGTGTTCCCGGAGCCCAAAGCAACGTCTGCCGTCTGACCGACCGAAGCCTGAGTGACCGCAACAGCCGTGGTGTTCGAGTTCGCCGTCTGCACCAGGAAGTACGGAGGCACAGCCGTGTTGATCGGCTCGATGTAAGCCTTCACGGTTGCGTTCGTCGCAACGTCGCCACCGCCCCAATAGTTCGGGAAAACGGGCTGCTTATTCGAGAGCGAGTAGTATTCGCAGCCACGGAAGATACCGGCCAACTGCGAAACACCCGTACCCGGGTCCCACTGCTCGATCAGGCCTGAGCCATTGAGCATCACGGGATCGCCGTAGAAGATTTTGTCGGTGTTCGAGTAAAGAATGTAGGCGGTGCGCAGAGGATAAGTCGGCGCCGCACCATCAGCGCCGCCATAGGACTGCAAGCCCTGCGGAGCAAAGGTATTTGCCATGTGAGTGATCCGTAGAGAAGGCCGACTGACCCGTCAGTGCTGGCCGTGGATTGAGATCAGAAAACCTTCTGATCGGTTGCTGTCTCTTTAGGTCCCCGACCCTGAGACGCTGGCCACAGCCTGCGGCCTAATCAATACGTTGATGTCCCTTCTACGAGTGATTTGCTCGCGGTTCAAGTGTTGGACAGGCGTTGTCCTCACCCTCGCCTCGATCAATCGTCGAGCGACACTTCATATTTCGGACGCGGCGCATCATCGACATGAACCATCGACGTGCGCACGAACGTGTTGTTGCGAACATGCGGACTGTTGCTCTTGTCCGCGCCTTCAAATCCCGGAGCCGTCGGCGCAAACCCAAACTGCCGCCGCGATCCGTTCACCTGCTCGTCCGCTGCGATCTTGTCTTCAAGCCGCGCTTCGTCCGAGAGTTCGACCGGGCGCTCTTCGAGGATCAATCCGCCGATGACAATGTCACCTTTGGAGCCGGGCGGAAGGAAAACACCATCGTGACGGTCGGCAGGAACGGGACGCCAGCCGGCGTTATACATGCGGGCACGCTCGCTGCGGTTTTCCTTCTCCAGAACGCTCCAGACGTTCCATTGATATTCAAAACCTTCCTCTGCAAGTTTGGCGCGGATGGCCTCGGGAATGAAATACGGATCGGAGCTGCTGGTGCGAACGCGACGGATCGGCTTGTTGTCTCGATCGAGAGCCACACCACGTCCAAGAGACTGAGCGGGCGCGGGAGTAGGACGACCGACGTTCGTCTGACGGCCTTTCGTTGCTACGGTCATGGGGATTGTCCTCAATGATTAAGATATTTGCCGTCTTTTTCGGCTTTGGCGAGCCACGTTGCGTATTGGGCCGGTGTCATGCCGAGCGACTCCGCAACCTCAACCTGCTCACGAGACAAACGACGCTGGCGCGGATTCGGCGGTGCACCAGGCGACGTGTCTCGAGATACCGGAGCGGCGTAACTCTGCTTTTCGGTCCTACGTGGTGCCGGTTCGTCGTCGCCATCGTCCGTCTCAACTTCCTTGCGGAAGCCCAGAGATTTCTCGATGTGCTCGAAGTATTCCGGCGTGTCCGCTGCAAAGCCTTTTCTCTTGGCTTCGCGATCAGCCAACATGACCTTGGCGTTCATCACATCATCGGTCACGCAATCCGGATGCGCTCTGAGCCAAGCCTTCGACTTCGGTGAGAGATCGGCAATAGCCGCCTCGAACGGATCGGAAGGGGCCTGCGGTTTCTTCGCCTCGGCTTCGCGCTGCGCCTGATCGCGACGATAGCGGGCTTCCAGTTCAACCTTGCGGTTTTCTTCCCGGTCAAGTGAAGCGCCAATGCGGGCGCTCTCGACCATTAGTTCCGCTTCGAGGTCCGTATCGCCATTGACCCGGGCCTGGCGAAGTTCGCGCTTGATGACTTCAGCGCGAGACTTTGCGTTCGCGATGTTCGTGTTGACGAGATCGTAGTCCCTCTGAGCCGCATGCGCGACAGCACCGTTTGCGTGTTGCGCGAGTTCGGCAGCCTCACGAGATTTCTGCTCTAGTTCTGCTCGGTCTCGCTGACGTGCCGCTTCCAGCGTCTCAAGCTGACGCCTGAGGCTTTCAATCGCCTCATCCGTTCCGCTTTCGCGCTTGGGTTCGTCGTCTTTCTTTTCCGGTTCTTCCTTCGCTTTCGCTCTGACCTCGGTATCCGGGTCGAGCGTCAGTTGGCTCTGGTCGATTTCAACAACCAAGCCTTCATCGTCTTTCGCCATTGGGGATGCTCTTTCCTTAGAAGATCAGGTCAGGGTGTGCGATGCGCGCCTTGACCAGTGTATCAGTCAGGCGACGGCACAGAACGCCATTGATCGACGTTTTCTCGGTGTCGGACGGCTTGTATTCGATCCAATCACCAACACTCACGCGGAAGCCGTGGAACTTGTTCACGTCGTCGTCTTCGAACGCACCGGGACCGAGTTTGAGAACAAGACCGACAACACCCTGAAACTGGTCTTCCTTCTGGGCCTTGGGTGTGAGAATGATGCCGCCTGCAGTCTTTTCGGGGCGCTGATAGATGCCGACGAGAACCTGGCTCGGAGCGATTTCGTAGCCGCTCAAATCTCCGATCTCGTCGAGGATCTTCTGCTTCGGGTCGATGTCGTGACTCATACGCATCGAGAGAAGTGCTGAGGTCATGGGGATGCCTATTTGCCTTTTCGGATATCAGTTTCGATTTCGCCGCAAAGCTTCCGGGCGAACGTCAGGCCTCGCAGAAACTCAACGTGGCCTTTGTACTCTTCAGGGGGTACGCCATTGAGAATGATCTTGGCGCATCGGTCTTCTTCCTTGACCAAAGCCTCCGCCAACATTTTGAGTGCGCGCGTTTCGTAGGTCTCGGCGGCCATGCGCTACTTCTTGCCGATCTTTTCCAACCGACCCAATCCAGAGCCCGCACCGGCGGTCATCACGCGACCGCCGTTCTTGCGCATCATCGGAGGACCACCAGCGCCAATCGGTGGCATTGGAGGAGCCGGAGGCGGACCTGCCATCGGAGGTGCCATGGGTGGCGCAGGAACCGGAGACGGTGCAGCAGGATCGGATTTTCCCGCGACGATCACGTTGATCGTCGTCGACGGCGCTTTCTTGCCAGCGCGATCAAGGCGAGACTTGGCTTTGCCGCCGTCCACACCCATCGCGTCATCGTCGCTGTCCGAGCCAGCCATCGCGGGAAGCGAGCCGGAGTCGGAAACGTCTTCCGGAACTCGGCCGCCAGAAGCATAGCACTTCATGCCGTGAGACTGCTTATTCCCTACGCGGATTTTCATTGGCCGAATCCTTGCGGTTGAAATGGAACGCGACGTGGTGGCGGAGGCGCAAACCTAAGCGGGGGCCGTCCAAGTCCTCCGAGCCCCATTGGGATTGGAATGGGTTGCGGAGGTCGCGGCGGCATAGGCTGAGCCTGAGGCGGTCCGGGCGGCGCGCCTTGCTGCGGCTTGATGTTCGACATCAGCGGCGCAAGTTGCCGAATCTGCCCGTCGACGATCTGGTCACTTTCCGGATGGACGGCGAGTGAGCTTGCGAGTTTGAGAACTTCGATGTTCTGCTTCGACTCGCGATCCTTCGACTGGTTACGTGCCTTCGTCGCAACTTCGAGAGCCTTGACGTCAACGGCCTTCTCTTTGATCGCGAGTTCTTTGAGAACAATCGGATCAGGCTGCGGCGGTCCCATCGGTGCCGGAGGTGGTGCAAGGAGCTGGTCAGCATTGTCCACGTCGATCATGGACAGCGCCCACTCGATGACGGCGCGTTCGTTGAACAGTCCTCGCGCAAGCGTGGCCATCTGAATGACGGCCTGCGTCTTCATCAGCCGGTGCATGTGGGACGGGACGTTCGGGTCGGCCTTCGGAACGATGTCGCAGCGATCCAGCGCCGCCATGAACTGCTCCACGTCCTTGCTCAAGGCCGGGCGCCGGTTGCCGCGCCAAAGCGCCTCCGGGTCCTCCCGGAACAGTTCGCAAAGAAGTTTGAACTCCTCGGCCTGCGCAGCGTGAAGGGCTTTGTGAACCGCGCCCTCGACCTTCGTGGCCTGCTCGATCAGGGCCATCGTGGTTCCAACGGGCGCGTCCTGCTTCCCTTCTCCAACCGGAGTATCGGCCGTGCCTCCGAGCTTCTGTCCCACCGCTCTGATCTTATCGATCAAGGCCATGTGCCCCGGGCCAGCTTCCTTGTAGGGAAGCGCCATCGCAACATCGCGGATGGGCCGGTTGTTCGTTTCCAGCGGGATAGAGCCACCCGGAGGAATGCGCATTTCGTTCGTCATTTGACGGGCGTCTTGCTTTGCGACAAGGAAGCCCGGGAAGTTTGAAAACATTCCCGCGTCGATGGCTTCCCGTTCGAGCGCCGTCAGTGCGTTCGTAAGATTTCCCAGAATGTGTAGAAGGCCAATGCCGTAGAACCCAAGCCCCGTAGCATAAGGAAACGCAACGAAGGGGATCTTGGCCTGGTAATCTTCGTCTCCCTCCGTCCAGTTCCGTCTAATTTCCAAAATCTGGCGCGAGTCTTTTTCAATCGTCACCTTGTAGGGCAGAGGCAGGCCGGTGATCTTCCCTCGGGTGTCTTTGTGCTCGAAGCCCGGAAGGTCCAACTCGCAATAGCATTCGTAGATCGTGTATCTCTGGTCCTGCGGTCTCTGCGGCTTGACCGAGACGCCCTGGACGCGGGCTATCTTCCTCTCAACTTCATTGGGCTCGGGATTCGGGTCAGAAAGCGGAATATCGCGATACATCCCCAATATCTGCATCCGAATGAGGTCGGAGTGCTTCATGGAGATTTGGTGGGTAATTCGCTGAGCGCTCTTGAGGTTCGTGATCGCGTCCGAGACGATGAGGTCGGCGGCATCCACGCTCAGGGACACGGGCCTGCGCTTCAGCGG